TTAATGGATCGACTAACGCTAACAGTTGCGGTCCGTGCGTTAAGGCATACTCGTCGTTCAAAAAGATGCCCATGCTCCGCAATACTGCGCTTTCGACGCAGGCCGGATTGTCGGTTTTGTACTCAATGCCGCATCTCCACGCGCACGTTTCTAGTAAGCAGCAGTCGCCAGGATCATCGCCAAATACACCACATCCGTGCGACGACAGCTTTAACGTGAAACCGGCAGGTATCGCTCTCATATCTTCACCCCCTTAATATTCTTTATGATGTGCTCACGAAAATGCTTACCGACCGATTCGGCATTCAGCAGATCGGCAAAGCCGTCCGTTGTGACCGGATCGTATCGATACCTCTGGCCGTTTGTGTACTCGGCCTCAAGAGTTTCGGTCGCAGGGTCATGCGCTACAGATTTGAGCATTGTACTTTCGACCTTGATATGTTTTCCCATCATTTAACTTGCTCACCCTTTCTTCTTCGTGAACCTGATTGACAGGCTTTCCCGTTCGGGTACTATCTCGGTGCCTGGTAGTAGTTCGCCGGTCGCTACGCGCTCCATCAAAGCCAATTTAACGTAGCCTTGGCCGTCGAATTTCTCAACGAACTCGAACAACTCGAAGCCCTTCTCCCTCGCATAATCAGCCGCCGCGTCTGCGTCTGATACTATAGTTCTGGCCTCGCAGTGCGTGAACAGCATACTGCCGTACAGAGTCTTAAGTGTCTTTTCCAGCAGTTCGCCGTCAGGTTTTCGGGGCAGCAGTGAAAACGCCAGCTTCTCAGAGGCATCTTTATAACGCCGGTCAAGCCGCGCCTCTTTTGCCTCAAGCGCTGCTACGATCTCAGCCGCCGCCGCCTTGACGGTAGCAATCTCATTCTGTATGTTCCCTTTTCGACGCAGGTATTTGTAACCTATGTCGTCGGCGGTAAACATGTGAGGAGACCACAACGGCAGCGGCTCCTCTTCTAACTCAGCATCGTACTCGGTTGGTTCCGGCATTTACTTGGCCTCCTTGAACGCGTTATCCAGCATGTTGCCTGCCGCCGACATCCTCTGATCGATAGCATGCGCGTTCCCCATTTGCAGCATGATTTGAATCCACAACTCACGGATTTGTGCAGGGACGAGCAATATTTTTGTGTCATTGATAGTCAAAACCGCTGCCAACTCGCCGTCTTTAGGGTACTCTTGGCAGTGACCACATGTGCAAACGTGGTCGTTTGGAACTTCAACCTTGACAGGCTTAAATTCCATCTTGACGGCGAGCATGTCAATGTCAAGGTTAGTCATGTAATCGCCATGTGTGTCATCGTGCATCTTCGTTAGCTCCTGAAAGTTCTTCTTCCTTAACCCGCGTTTCGATAGGGTAGATATAGAAACCCTGCTCCTTCAGTTTATCTATAGCACCCGGCGTTGCGTTGAGATGTGCGGCTTTCTTCAACGACGACTCGCAAAACAATAGCGCGTCTTTGAGGAAATCCATGATCTGGTTATCGTGCAGAACAAACAGCTCGCTGTTGTCGAACCGTATAAAGATCGAAGGCTTTGCGACTTCACAGCCATCCTCACGCTCCACATATACGCCCGTACCAAGCGCGAAACTATCTACGTCAGCAGACTCAAACTTGGTGTTAATTGTCTGCATTAGTCCAGGTTTACTCACTTTGTTTTCTCCTCCGCGTTAGCGATGTATCTGTCAAGCTCACTTGCCTTGACACGGATCGCGCCGCCGATGTTGACGGTTTTGATTTCGTTACGTTTACGTAGCCAATAGAGCGTAGAGATCCCGATCTTCAATCTCGATCGCACCTCGGCAAGTGTCAAAAGTGTGTTCTCGTTGTCATTCATTCGATCACCTCTAATATAAGAATGTCTTATGGTTTAGTTTTGGCTACACTTTCTAAGGAGTAGCATCCGCGCTTTAGTCGGTTCGATATATAGTTTTTCGAAAGTCTTTCCTTTCTGTCAGACTTAACACATTCCTGCGATAAGTCAAATGGTGCTGCTCAACTCAAAGGTATGAGTACTGACCAATCCTCCCATAAGACAATCTCACTATAGCACCGTTTAGAAGCGTTGTCAACGGTTTTACAAAGTTATTTTAGACATAAAAATACCCTGCCAGTTTTAACTTAGCAGGGTAAATTGTAACTTGTTAGCGCAGGTATGGACTAATCGAAATACGATATTCGTCGAAGTCCTCACGCGTTGCGGGGCGCATCCCTTTGTCGTTCATGGTTGAAGTTCCTTATTCCAGGGCTCAATTAGGAACGCAAGACAGGTTAACTTGCTTTTGAATGGCCCAACACACCCATGAGGTTTATAGTCTACAACGAATGGCATGAACGATTCGATAGTGACGAACCAATGATCGACATAAATCATACGTTCGCCAGTATCGAAACTGGCAGGTAGTGCCGTGAAACGGAAGTATCTGTTGTCTTTATCCTGAAATGAGGATTGCATCCAGGTTTCATAAGAGTGCGGACCAGGCCCGTTCACATCGTCTACGACAGGCTTCATACGCTTGATTTTAATACTCAATGTGGCAATGGTATCCTTAGTTCGTCGCTCAAGATCATCTAAGTCAATGCCTGCATCTACTAACTCAGCTTCTACTTGCTCAATAGGCATATTTAATATCTCTTCTTCAGTAAGAGAACTGAAATCATAAAGCTTCTGAACAGCTTGCGATGGTGTCATTCCTTTAGGTAATCTCATCTCATCCACCTTTCTGTGTAGTGTTGCCGGCTTAGGCAGTACGCTGGATTAAAACAGCACGCTTGTTCTCACGTATTACCATGATGTTCTCGGGCAGCCGACGGTGCGGGCTTGATGTCAGGTAGTTTGTCCTGATACTGCTCGGCAGCACGTTCATATAGCTCGCCGCCTCCGTTATGGTCAAGCGCGCACCGATAGGCAGTTTATGCCAATTGCTTTTTGACGACCGCACTTTTAGCCACCTCCTCAAGTTCTAACTTGACGGTGCATTTTCGGTTCTTGTGGGATCCGGCAACAAATAGCACCTTCTCGGATTTCAACCGGCTTATGTCCTTCTGAGTTAAAAGTGTGCCGCCGAAGTAGACTTGCTGCAAATAGCCGTCTAGTTCATTCCTCCGCAGCCTTACAGACTGCGGAGGTCGCACGTTATCCTGGTAGCTAACGTATAGATGATACATTTACTTGGTCTCCTCCAATAATGCTTTAAGTCGGCCGATCTCTCGTTGCAAACTAAGTACGTGATTGTTTTCAGGAGCCTTGAACCTCATGTCATTTAATTCTTGATTGGCGTCATCGAGATTATTACTCATTTGTATGATGGATTCCAGAAGAAATTCTCGGTCAAAGCTGCTTACGTCTTGGTCTTGAAAGACAAAACGAGCAATTACTAAAAGGAATTCTTCTGGCGTCATCTCGTCGTATATACTGCGAGGCGGATCATAGGGCCACGCTCTATATCTAGTCATTTCGTTTCCTCGGTGTATGTCATCCTGCCGACAGTGTTACCGTTAACGGCGCTGAGTGTCCAGCCGATCGGCCTGGACTCATCCTCAAGTTGTCCGTCGGGTCGCGTGTAGTATTTTAACTTGGTGACGCAATCCTCCAAGATCCTTACCAGCTCACGTCCGGACTGTTCCTCAAACGCGTCGTTCTCGGTGTTGATTATGATTCTGAACGTGTTGTTCATTGCGTTAAACTCCTGTAAGCCGTAATTGCCGTGTGATAGAGATGCAGGATGTCAAGTTCTTCGTCAAGCGAAGAATCAGCCGCGGCCCATGTTTCCTCGTAAACCTTATTCAGGTAAACGAGTAATTTAACGTCGATAACTAAGTTGTCAAACATGCGCGATTCTCCTTTTTGAACTCATCGGTAGCAGGATTTTTAACTTGCCTGCCAGACGGGGGATGTAGAGTCCCCCGTTTCGTTCCAAGTTAATTATTTATAGAATTCGTTGCACTCCTTTATTGTGTCATTAAGCCACTTGCGGCAGCCTTCGATTGTCGAGAAGGTGTGCATACCGTTCGACATCAAAGTTATGTCACTTTCGACTATAGGATCAGCCTCGGGATCACTTTTGCCGTACGATGGCGCGCGCTGGGATTTTGGGAAGGTTTCCCAAAATCGGAATACTTGACGGCGCAGGAATGACGGATGCGCAAGGCAATAGGCAAGGCGTGTTAGGTCTAGCCTGTCCTGCGCGTTCTTAACGCAAACATTGACACGCGGTATGTTGATGCTTGCGGACCCTATATACACATGCACTTCGGTCCTATATCCGCACGCCTCCAGACAATCGATAAGTGCACAAACAGTTGCACCACGCTTTTCGATCAAGTCGGCGGATATACCGGCATGTACGGAACCGTTAACGCTGACAACAACGCAGCGGTTGCCGTGTCCTAACTCAGTTTCGTAGTTCGCCATACATTCTGGTTCGCCGTCTAGATATCGGCCGACATTGACGTCATCGCCTGCAACGTCATATCGTATGGTTTGCACTAAACCTTGCACACCTTCCGGCAGGATGTCAGCAGTTGTTTGCAGTATAGATTTCTCCAGTCGCTCGCAACCGTTGACGAGCTGGTCTATTGACTCTTCGTATGTCGCCGTTCCCGTGAAAGTCGCTTGCCATATGCCCAACCCGGTACTATTGTTAGAGAAACCGTCGGTTTGGGGAAACTCGCAACGGTCCAGGAAATCCTGGACCGTTGCGAAGTTAAAAACTACGCGTTCACTCTTAGCAGTTTCCATTGCGTTAAAGCCCTTTCGCTTGCCGCTTGTCGTTGACAGACATACCTGCAAAAATCAATCCTTCCAGTAGGGTTTCTTTGTCTATAATGTCAAGTAGCTTCGCGCCATATAGCGCCGCCCTCGGTCCTATTACTGCACGTATGTTCGCTTGAGCGATTTTTGCAGACAAACCGGAAACGTACTCGAACCACGACTTTATCGTGTAACCGGACTTCTTTAACTTCGCCATGTTGCGTACGCAGGGAATTCCCAACAGCGTTGAAGTTAGAGTCCAATCGTAGTTCCATTCGAGCGTAAAGAATCGGTCAAGCGTAGCGGCATCTAATTGATTCCGACCTACATATTGCCGATCGGCTCCGTTCCCGAACGTGTTCGCGGCGCATACGCAAACGAAGCTTTCATGCCGCGTTACGCCTTGCGGGGCATCCGGGAAGCTGGAATGGCCGTTGCTCAACAGTGAGTTAAGGACTGTGAGTACGGCCGCATTAGCCGCATCGATCTCATCGAGAAGTAGAACGCCGCCCTTCTCGAATGCTTCGCGAACTACGGAAGTAACGTATCCGCCGTTTGCGTGCACGAAACCCAACAAGTCGCTTTTTGACGTTTGCGGGCCCATCGACAGACTGTAGAATTGGCGGGCAAGCGCTTTGGCGACGTTTGCGCAGGCCGTAGTTTTGCCGGATCCTGCCGGACCGACCAACATAACAGGTATTCCTGCGCTCGCAATTGCTAGCAGTATAGGGAATCGCTCGTGCTGCTGCTCGATCTCAACAATAGGAAGGTCTTTGATCTGTACCGTGAGTTTCGCGTTACCTGTGAATTTCTCGAGAGATGCATTGACTATGCGAACAATGGCCTCCTCGTCAATCTTAACTTCGGCGGGCTTTTGCTTGCTTAACGCGTCGCGTAGCATTTCAAGCGCCGTGTCAACCTCAGAAGCTTCCGACTTCGCGGCAGGAATTGCCGGAACGGGTTTAATTGTGTCCACAACCTCAACCTCGGCAGCTTGCGTGCGAGATGTGCAAGTTAAACGATGATCCGTTCCGTCATCATTGACAGGAATCCAATTCTGATTCCCGTTACTGCCCTTCCAGGTTATAACAGCGTGACAATTCTTACAAGATGCCATTCCTCCGCTCCTCTCTGGTTCAGTAGTCGCAATTCGTTTCCAACCCGTACCACCCGGCGTTGAGTCCCTCTCAAACAGGTGGAACGGATAGATGCAGTTGTCGAGTGCGGCTTGCATCTCAGCATTGGTCAATCTTAACGTACGGCCCGACAACTTAGGACCGAACATTAAGGCAATCTGTTTACGCAACGAATCTGTAGTGGTCATTCAAACTCCTTTCCTGTGGTCTCATCAGTGCAGCAATGCAGCTGCAGACTCTCATCCGTGAGAGTTTCGACCTATTAGCAGGATCGGCGCGGGTGGTCAGTTCTGCTCAACGATGTAGTAAAACTGTGACTGCTTCCAAGGCTGTTCGCAATCTTCGTTTCCCCATTCGAGCAGAACAGACTTCGTGTCGTCAATGGCCTCATCGATTTCACGATCAGTGATAGGGTTATCGTTCTGTTCTGCTCGTTCACGATGCATGGATGCGAGGTTTGCGCGGTCTACGATCTGGACGCGCTGGTTGTATTCGTGATTAATAAACGTCAGATCATCGTCACTCGAAGCATACTCAAGTCCATCGATCGCATAGAGCGCCATCGAGGCGGCTTCGTTGAAATCACCTGCTAATGTCGTAGTTGTCATCTCTCAGTTCCTTTCGTGGTGTATGTACTCTGTATCTATGTACAATGAGGAGTATACACCCTAATATCAGCATTGTCAATACATATTCTCTAGAAGTGAGGATTACAGGAGGAAACGACTAACTTTAGACGATCCGTAGGCTGAACCTATCATAACTCAAGTTAACAGAATACCGCCTCTCACGCGCTCGCACACAGGAAAGTGCAGGACGTGTCTACACCTCCGGTCTGAGTACTCAGTTAACTGGACGCTGTATCTCAACGCCGTACCTGGTTTAACTTGCACAACGTGTGTCAACAACTGACAACAGCTTGTTACTTTCATCAAAGCAACTACACTGCTTCACAATCGCACGCCTTAACTCACGTTAAGTTTCGAACCACCCTACAAGTCTCCGCATGAGTTGCAGCTGATGGGAGGGGGTAACCTCGATCAGCGTATTGGATGTATTAATCTCACCTTGCGAAAAATACATAAATCCTCATTAAGCGAATTAAACTGTGATGCGAACAAGCACCCAGTGAATTAGTCCGGGTGCTCTTGGGTCCCTTTGGGGAAGTTAGAGTAGGGATGCAGTTGAGTGCTCAAAAGAATAAACAGGAGGTCGCCTAAAGTGTTTGGAGTTATGACACATGGCGTCAAAAAAGTCAATCGTTTGATTGCTGTAATTGAATTTATTTTAAAAATAGTTTTATAATGACCTTTAGAAGTCTTTGAATCTTTGTAGATTTTCTTGGAATGTGGTTCGGCTGCACATTTCTTTGAGTCTTTTTTCTTGTCGTCGGAGGTTCTCTAATTTGGTGATTATGACTGGGCTGTTGTTGCGAAGCGCTATTCGTTCGAATAGTTTTATGTCTTTACGGACGCACGTTAATTTCTCTTGCGGTGTCAGCATATTGAAGCTCCCCGATACAATTTAGAAGTCGTTGAATTTCATTGATGATGGCTTGTCGGTTTTGTCCCAGGTTGGTGTTGTAGTGTAGGGCCGACTTGAGTTGGCGGACCATTGACTTCATTTGAGGGATGGTTTTCGGTACATCGTAGTTTGAACTATTCATGAATAAATTGTACCATGTATTGACAAATGTATTAACATACGGATATACTGGATTCAAGGAGGAACCGAGATGAATGAATCAACTATTGCGGCATTGACGAACCGTGTGACGAAGCTGAAGCAGAAGGCTGCTACCCAACGCAAAGATATTAAAGATTTGCAACGTGAGTGCGAGCTGTTGAAGGATAAGATTGAAGCAGAGCGCGAAGGCTATCAGAAGCAGATACGCAAGCTGACAGCGCTAATCGCCGCCGCACCGGACATGCTCGAAGCGTTGAGGTACCGCGACGTCGTTGAAGCGCATTGGAACAATTGCGATATGTGCGGCTCGGCTTTGCATCCTGCAGGCTGTGACTATTACTACGCGCTCGAAGCGAAGGCGACTGATATGAGGATAGCAGCGATCTATAAAGCGGAAGGCGGGAAGCCTAAGAAATGAGAACCGGACCTATCGAAAAGCTTGAACTTGGACGGGTGGTTGATGGGCACTTCAAGTCTTCATACCAAACCGTAGGAATGTGCGGCTTTTACTTCGTGTGCGGTCCATGCGGCGCCACACTCAAAATCATGGCGTCGGACGGTGATGGTATGCCGCAAACCGAGGGTTGGGAGCATGTATCAGTGAGTCTTGAAGGTCGTACTCCGAACTGGAAAGAAATGTGCTTCGTGAAGGATCTGTTCTGGGACGATGATGAGATGGTAATCCAGTACCACCCCAAAAAGCAGGATTACGTGAACCATCATGGCTATTGTCTGCATATGTGGCGCAATAAGAACGTGGAATTCCCTATGCCGCCGAGGATTTTAGTATGATCGAGAATGATTATCTGATGATCCGAATCAGCAAGGAGCTGAAGCAGGAACTTAAGATCTACGCCGAGAAGGATGGAGTTGTCGGCATGTCGGCCATCGTGAAAGCTGCTGTCATCGAGTACATGATACGTTATCCGATTAAGAATTCCTCTGGAGGTGAATGAAATGCCGGAACCAGCACAAGATATGACGCAACAAGAATTACTTGTCGCGTACTTCAACCTAAATAGCCACGTTAATAACGTGGCTGATGATATGCGGAACTTTAAGGCTGAAAACAGACAGCAATTGCTCCGAACACGTGCTCTTGAATTTGTGATGAAGCCTGGAAGCTACACGATTCGTGAGAAGGATCTTACGATTGATGACGTGATAATCCAGGCCGAGAAACTGTTTCAGTACATGGAGAACGGAGTGATAGGGGATGGCTCTAAATAATCCGATTGAGTCCCGAGGTCAATACAAGCACGATGGCATCATGCTGTTCTGGATGAAAGCCGACAATACCGCCGTTCCGCTCTGTGGAACTACTGACCATGCGTTCATGACGGTCTATCGCAATCTTGTCCCAGAACGGCCCAGTAAACACCCGCACTTCAAAGGAGTTGAGTACCGGCATAACAGGCGCAGTTCCAGCCTGCTGCTCTGTGAGTATGATGTAGACATCGAGTCTCCCGCGCCGATCCATTGCTGCATCGACAATATCAATATAATAAGGAGGGTGATTGAGTTCTGCACCTTCGAGAAGCTACAGAAATCTGAGGTGTGCGATGACGTGATCCGCGCCCTGGAAGAATGCACTCCGATTTACGGGGCTATGACCATCGCACAGGTTGAGGTTGTGTTCTCAAAGGATTGGAAGGGCGCGAATTATAAACCGATTGATGATGCGTGGATTCATGAGCACTATATTAGTAATATCGGAAGCAAAACTCCTGATGATGAAGTGCTACGCAAAGTCGCTCTTGAACTGCAAACCTGCGGCAGTGCTATAGAGGAAAACAAGGCTCCGAAACAACAGCGCACGCAACAGGAACAGGATAAAGATTGGTATGGTGTAAATTGGGATAATGCTTCGTGGAGTCTTCCTGGAAAGAAGTAATGTCAAATCCTGAAGTTAAAATCTGTTCTGTTTGCAGCTCTGAGTTAAACCTGTCGGATTTCTACGTTAAAGATCCGGCGACAGGAGTCCTCTTCCCGTACTGCAAGGACTGTCATAAGATCCGTATGCAAAAATGGAGGGAGGATAATCCAGAAAAGGCCGAGAAGCGTGCTAGAATAGATAACATGAGGCAAAAGCTACGCTCGATTGGAGCCTATTAACATGGGATTTCTTGACTTCCTCTCACCAATAATCGGCGTCGGTTCGTCGATAGCGGGGTTAATCGGTGGCAACGCACAACAGCAGGCTGCACAACAAGCGGCGCAACAGGCAACATCGCAGTACGGAACCGCGCTTAATAATCAATACTTGGGGCTTCTATCCGGGAATAACCAAACGCTTAACAGCGAGGCAGGCCAAGGGGCTGATGCCCTTCGCCAATATGGATCTACGATGGGTACCGCCAATGCTGCGGCGGGCGTTTACAACTCTTCCGCTACCGCGGGTGATCTCGCGATGGCGAACAGGAATGAACAGAACGCATTGGCAAACACTGCGGCTCAGAACTATCGCAACGCGAACCAGATGTACAACCAGGGGCAAGAGAATCTGGCATCCATGAAACTCGGACAGGCTAATACATTATATAACCAGTCCAACGCACAGTACAATCAGTCTCTCGGAGGCTTAACTTCTAACCTGGGTTCACTCGGCACCTACCTTGGAAGCCAGCTGCCTTCGGGTCAGACCAACCCCATTGCTTCTGAGAACGCAATTCCGTCGGCAACCAACTGGCAAGGTCCGACTAACGCCGCTAATCCTAGCCCGTTTATGAGCCGACAGGTAGGTATTCCATCCTATTCGCCTCAGATGCTCGGAATGATGTCATCGCTTGCAAGCCCCGGAAGCACGTCATCGATAGGTTCTGCCAATCAATCTAACTTGGCATCGACGGGCGCGAACTCGGCACGCGTCGGCATGGCCCCGATGAACGGCACTATTAACCAGGGCGCTAACTTGGGAGGTAACGCGGGCTACGCACCGCCTCAAATAAACATGTCCCGCTATCCGGGACTCTACGGGAGATAAAGCATGACATTATCTGGAGATGAAATGCCAAGCACGGAAACACGTAAGGTCATAGCACAGATCGCGCTCGATCGACTTGACCCGGAAGAAGGCGGACAAGGCGAACAGTTCACAACTGAGGCGTCCGAGATGCTTCAATGGACGCTCGAAGCAGACCTGGCGCACCGAGAAACACGACTTGATGCACTCGGCGCGGCGGCTGACGTGGAAGGGATTGATGAGATCGACGATGTACTTGATCTCGCAACACGCATCTATGAATTCATCAGGGTGCATGATTAACGTAATGGCGAGCGAAGGTTGGTGGACACCAGTACCTTTGCGATGACCCAGAGGGGGAGTCTGAAGCGGGGGCTCCAGACTCCCCCGCATATTCAAGGATAGCTCAGATGGTCAGAGCGGCCCCATGCACAGGTTAAGACTGTTGCCGGGGCAGGTCGGGGGTTCGAGTCCTTCTCCTTGTATCGGAATGGCCAACTCCGTATAAGCCAGCCTGACAGCCCGGAAAGACGGGTAATGGCCGGGACTGAAACGTAGCTAACGGACCCCCGGCCTATTTAACTTAGCCAGGAGGAACTAATGGCAAATAGCTATAGCTATCAACAAATAGCACAGGCCGCACAAAATAACGGTGCTCCGCCTAGCGTGTTGCCCACCATTGCGTCTATAGCGATGGCCGAAAGTGGAGGCGATCCGAACAACTTCACGCAGTCTAACGTGGACAGATCGCGTGGACTACTGCAAATCAATGGCCTCGCTCACCCTGAGTACGACAATTCCGCCATGTTCGACCCGAACAACAACATGGCGGCGGCGCGGGCTATATCAAAGAACTGGACCGACTTCACGCCGTGGTCCACATACACTCAACCGAACAACTCATACAAGCAATATCTGCCGCAGGCGATGCAGGCGTTAGGATCTAAGAACATGGCGAATTCGACCGTCTACAACCCGCTTCAGCTTGGGCCTGGGCAGAATAATTACCTCACGAACAGGCCAATCGATCAGCAAAGCGACCTGATAAACCATATCCTGAACCGCATTGCGTCCGCGCAACTGCCGCCGACACAACAGGCAATGCAGACCGGATACAACCCGGACGGTTCTGCGGTCAGCCATCCGCTCCAAATCGACCCGAATTCCTCCCTCGGGCAGTTCGCTGCCGCTCAGCGGACCTACGCAAACAATATGGTGACGCCAGCGGATCAGGCTATGCCGTCACTGCTTGGAAATCAGGCCGGACAGAATGCAAGCCTCGGTTTCCTGAGAGGCGCGGTGGCTCCCCCGAGCGCCGCCGACTTTCAAGCACGGCCCATTATTCAGCCTCCTGGCTATAGCTCTGATGATACCGATGTTCCGACCCGTCCTGCGCCTCACGCGAATCCGCTCGCGCAAATCCTCGGCAATATCGCCGGACTTGCCGTTCCGAAAGCGGCAGGCGCGGTTAACGCGGTCCCGTACCAGTCGGCGTTAGGTGTAGCGAACACTCAGTATCAAGATGCAATGCAGCAATATCCGTTCCAGCATCAGCAGGATGTGGAAGCGTATCAGGAATGGTTGCGAAACCACAATGAGGACGTTAACCTGCAAGAACTGAATGAGAAGATGCGCCTGGCGCAGGCTCCGATATACCAGCAAGCGCAGGAAAACTACGCTAACTTACTGAACCCTGCCGTCGCAGGCTCCGCCCAAGTTAACGCGCAGATACCGGCAACACAGGCTCTCGGCGGATTGCAGCAGGGACAGAACGTAGCCCTTGGAAATATGAACGCGGCCAACACGGTCAACAGCACCGTTCCTGAACTTGCACAGAACGCTTTGGCGCAGTACGGCGCTGAGGTTGGGAAGTCCGGCGCGGTCATGGGACCGCTCGCTTCAATCGAACGTGCCGCCTATTACGGCCAAGGTATACAAGGCCGTGACCAACATTATAATAATATGGATCAGCAGGGCCAACAGAAGATCGATCTGAAGGCTCTCGGAATGCAAATTCAGCAGGCGGCGAAGAGCACGATCGATCCATCTAAGCTCGCTTCGCTTCAGATGCAATACGCGCAACTTGACGCGACATCTGCCGCGTCGGGCCAAGGCCATTTACCGCCATTCGATCTGACTAACCTGTCAAGCGCGGCTTCTAACTTGGGACCAAGTACTCAGAACCAGAACAATTCTCCGGCAATGCGCGATCTCGCAGCTCAAGTTAGAGAGGCCCGCAAGAACTCCGATAACGCGTTCAATGCCTATACGAAGTACTTCACGACGCATAACGGAGTACCAGGCAAGCCACTCGATAGCACCTCGATGCTTTTATCCCAACTTGCTTCGCAAGCAAAAGCCCATGCTGATGACCTGCAAGCGCAACTCGGACAACGGCAAACAGCGCAGGCAACTCCTACTCCTGGTGGTCTTGGTCAAATCGCACCTCCGGGAGATAGCGCAACTCGACCGGGCGCACCAATCCGGATACCGGGTCAGGGCGCAAGTTCTACGGCAAGCAAATACCGCCTAGTATCTCCTCCGGCTGCCGGTGTGCCACCTGTGTACGCTAGACAGTAACCTTATGCCTACCCAATACTACAATCGAAACGGCGTCACTTTCGGTATAAACTCCCCGGACGGCTCCCAGCCTTCCGAGAGTGACCTGGATACCGTTTTTGCGCAGGCGAGCCATGATATAGGTCAGCAGCACACAAATGCCGCGTTGTCGGCGGCGGCTGCAAACGCTCCCGGTGGCCCGGTCCCGACAGTTACCGACCCTGTGACTGGAAACGTCAACCTCGCGCCTCAAATACGGGCGATGGGAACCGGCCAGACGCAGGTATACGGTCAGCAGCAGGCCGACCAAGCATCACAGGCAGCTTCGGCTCTCGATCGATCGCAGCAACTCGGCATGTTTGATCCCGTAGGCAGCGCTACGCGTGCTATGCAGTTGTCACCTAACACGCCTTCGCCCACCATCCTGCGTCAGCAGGTGGCAGCGCGTCAAGCTGAAATTAACCGATCGCAGGAAGGTAAACAGCCTGAAGGTCTCGATGATTACATCGGCGGACCGTTCAGCCAACTGTGGAAATATCCGCAAGCCGCCCAGGATATCGTCACGTCGGGTAATCCGTCCATGCCGGGAAGCATTGTCAACAACCCGATATGGCAAGGGGTCGCGCAACACGCGTTGCCTATGGCTTCTCCTGTAGGACTGGCAATGCTTGCCGCACTTCCGGCGGCTGGAGAAGTGGCAGGGATCAGCAACCTGCTAGGTAAAGCGTTCTTGGCGCAGGGCGCAGTAGGCACCGCGCAGGCCGCGGCGAACACGGACCTGTTGCACTCTAACCCAGGCCAGTACTACGGCGCGTTGGGTTTTAACGCAGCGATGGGACTTGGTATTCCTGCCGCCTTGCATGGCGCGGGCATCATGGACGCCTACCGCAACCGCACTCCAACACTCATGAACCCCGATATTCTTGGAGTTGATGATTTCTCGGGTGCTAATGCACGGTACGCCAATCCGCAATATGCGCCTCAGCAGCCGCAGTTGCCGCCGGGGTCACCGCCTCCTAACTTCCCGCAAATACCTGCCGAACTGCCGACAGAATATGCTCCCGCGCCGCCTCAAAGAACATCACAGAATGGCTATCCGTCGTCGTATGAACCGTATACAGAACCCGAAGTTCCTCCATATACAGGCTTCAAGAGGCTTCCATCACCTGTCGTCTCGACACCGCCGACTGTGTACGGTCAACAACCTATATCACTTCCGGGTGAAACTGTCCCCGTTCCTATGTCAGGTGAATTGCCGCAAGTCGCTCCAAACAATCATCTGATAGACCTGCCGCCGGGTTTCCAGGGACAGCAGCCTGACCTCGACACAGGGTTCAAAGCTACGCACATGATAGGCGATACGCCTGTTATGTTAGACCAATCTACTGGCAGGAACCAATACTTCGACCTTGACGGGCGAAGAATCCCAGTCAAGGGCAGCAAGGCAGTGCCGATAGAAGGCCCTCCTGCCAGTAGCCTTCCCGATATAGGGCGCGCACCGACAAACCCAGATGCTCTTAACGTAGCATCTGGACCCGATTTAACGCAAGTTAATCGACAAGCAGAATTAAATCTCACGCCGGAAGGACCGAAGGTTCAACCTGACTTCGGAGCTGCGCCGACGCGTCCGGTCGAAGAGCCTGCGGCAGTTCCAACCGTTGCCAATCCGCAATATACTATAGACTTCTCAGACCCGCATACAGCAGAAATACACTCCGACGTTATGCAGGCCGCGAGCGGAACCGACGCAACCCCGCAGGAGATGGCGCTCGCCACTAACCAGATAAAGGGAATAGAAGATGGAAACGGGATCTCCCCAAGTTCGCGGGGAAGTGGTGAACCAGCTAGTAGGCCGAGCGATGGCAATCAGGCAAGCACGCAGGGAATCGCAACCGAACCAACAAGCGGACCCGAACCTGCCGTCACAAGATCCGTTGACAACGAACCCGCTCCTGAACGCCCCGTCGCAATTACCGAACCAGCCGCTAACCCCGTCGCAGCGCAAGAAGGCGAAAAAGGCCCCGTCATCCCTGCCGGTGGAGGGGCTGACGGGAAGATAGCGACGACTGTCACGACAGAGCAGGCGCAGAAACTCGCCAACTATTTACCTCAAGACAGCGACCTGCAAGAGCATATATTTCAGAACTGGCAGGATAGTAAAGCATCAGGCCGCAAGACAGTAGACCTGCAATTATCACGCGATGATATTGCTACACTGAAGGCGAATTCACGCGACCCAGCATTGGGTAAGCGGCTGACAAACGCTGACGTTAAACTTGCGAAGAATCTATCAACTCTCAACGTAGGAATTAACCCGGCGGCGATCGGTGACGCCCTGGATGTAGCGAGAGAAAAACTTGCTCCCATATCCGATGCCATCCGTAACTTGAAGTTAGAAGGCGGATCGTTCCTGCGGAGAACTGCGCCTGAAAGCGATCTGGCAGCCGCTCGATACTCGGCTAGCGCGAACCATGCGAACGAACTTACCAGGCAATTAGTACCTAAAGTGCTTGCTCATGGAGATGAGAACGCACAGGCACGTTTCCAAACATTCCTTACCGCAGATCGTGCGGCCCAACAACGTGTGATGTCCGACCGTGAAATATCAGCGAATCAAGCGCAGTTCAAGCGCACAGTTCAAGATGTCATGGACATGCAGAAGAACGCACGCGCTGACGCGAAGGACCAATCTTTAACGCCACAAGAGCGAGCACTAAGGGCGCGGCAGTGGGAAACTGCTATCAAAGAGCGACAAGCAACAGCCGCCGACCTGAACCGCCAGATAAAGAGCCGCCGTGCTGAGGTTGACAATAACTTCCTGACCAAGAATGAGGCCGATATACCTACGGATATGGTCGATCCTGTGACCAAAAGGCCGATCACGGAGAATATGACAAGGGCCTTCTTCCAAGATCCGCAGGTGCAGGATATGGTTGCTGCACACAAGCAACTCATAGAACCCCTGATGGAGAAAAACTATCTTGAGACCAAATCGGCATTGGGTGACAAAGGACGGTATTCAGGTGTATACCAGCCCGCCGTCGCGCTCAACGAAGATGGAACGCCTTTACGGTCGCTGGCGTCGAGTGGAGGGGGTATGCGATCCCCCATTGCTGATATACCCAACACTCCCGGTGCCCGAGAGTTCACCGGAACCGGCAATAACTACGCCACGGACTACAAGGACGTCGTCAACCGCCAACTCATCGCGGGTAACAGGGTGGCTAACTTTGCGAGATTGGTTAGGCAAACTGAAGCTGACGGACTCCTCCAACGATCCGATGTAGAGCAGGTGGACCCGGCAACCGGTCAAACAACCTACGTGCCAAACCCTAACTTGCGCGTGGTGGAAGTGCCTGACGCGCGCGGCGGCAAGCCTATAATGCGAAATGAAATTAACGTGAACGGGCAATGGCATCCCGCAAGCAGTGAATTTAACTTGCAAGATGAAACTTGGGGCCTTGGCGGTAAACGGATCGGAGAGAAGTACCCTGACTTGCCCGCGAAGGCCGTCATGGAGGCGAACGCGTGGAATGAAATTCATCCGATGCTAAGCACTCGAAATGCAAGCACCCGTACTACGGATGTCGCCTCTGCAATAGGTGGAAAAGCGATTGGTCTGAATTTGGCTGGACTAGGGGAAGGGGCCTCCCACGGCGTCAGAGGTTCTTCGGTCGTTTCGAAAATCGTACCTACGTTCGGTCACGCCGACACAGCCTCCGGCAAGTTGCAAACCGGTGCGTTAGAGTTTGCCAACTCAGTCTCTACAGCCTTCCGACAAGTTGGCAAGATGTCAGGTATAGGACGGGACGCCTTACCTGAGCAGGAGATGGCTCTGCAAAAGGCCGCGCAAAACGGCGCGCTGCCGTCCAATATAGATCTGAAATCTAAACCCGGTGACACGCCAATACAGAAAGTCACCAAACTTGGAGGCCAGATAATCTATGACCCGAAGCGCGGGTCGCTCGTGACCGCCCTAACGGAGATCAATAACGCCTACCGCGATATGGCGACAAGGGCCGGTACTCAGATCGATAACCCGGATGCACCGAATTACGACAAGGAACTTGACCGCAAAGCAATCTACGCGATGCGGAACATGAACACCTACATTCCGTACCTGCAATCGGGGATCAGCAAAGCACTCGGCAAAGATCCGACAGGACTTTTCGGCACATTCTATCAGACCGGCGCGCGCAACAGGGCCGCAGGCTACATCGGCGGTCCCGCGCAGTTCATGGCTCGCTTCGCTGGATATGTAGGCGCGGCAATCCTTGCGTTCAAAGCAACTTCAGAAGATCACAAGTGGCCTACCGAAGTCCCTGGATACACACTTGGCGACATACGGACCGGCTATGACGCCAACGGGCTGCCGATTTACTTTAACTTCTTCAAGGCATTCGATAGAACGGAAGGCTACAACGCACAGCTCGCACAATCGCTTATGAAGGATATTTCAGAAGGCGCGTCGGCGGCATCAGCAGCCCAAGGATTAGGGCTTATGGAAGTTAATAATCAACTTGAGCCTTTAACTTCAGGGCCAGGATTGCCTACCGTGTCTGACTTCTTTGCTCGCAAGTTGCCGCTACTTACTCGTGACGAAGATAAAGGCGGCTTTAACTTGATGCCATCTCCAACAGCTAGCCCGAAGAACTCAACATTCGGCCTGCACCGCATGGCGGCGATGGCCGCGCATGTTACGCCTCTCGCTAACGCAATGGGGGCCGGAGACTATAACGCCACCTCGACAGCACCTCAAAGCATGACGCCACGCATACTTAATGACCTGTTACGCGTCGGCGGACAACCTCAGATCCATACTTATATCCCTCGATCCTCTTACTACATGCAGAAGACTAACGAAATCAACGCCAAGTAACCAAGTTAGGCGTTTATGTTTTACCTTGACACTCACCCCTACGGACATTAGACTGTCTGTAGGGGTGAAACTATATGGCGGCATCTAATGAGGATGAGGCGCTACCTGTAGAAGACGCGGATCTGCCACAAAACGCGGACGCCTACATGCCGTCTGGTCTGCTTCCTAACTTCGTTAAAGGTCTAAGCGTCAACCAGCGCAAGCTATTTTCTGTTATCCGAAAGGCGCACTCTCAGTACGAGACCGCGTTAAAGAAACAGATCATTGAAACGAAACGGACGCGTGAAGATAGCACCAAGGAAGCCCTGTATAACGTATTCCAGCAAGTTAAGGGAACGATTACAGCCGAGAAGCTCACGAAGTTAATCGATAATGCAGTAGAGCGCGGCGATGCTCAAGCCCTTCGAGTGCTGGCAATGCTTGCTGGCGAAGATCTGAATGAACGCAAGTTAAACGAAGCCGGGCCCGGCGCTGACGTAATCATTGTCAGGCCGCATCCGAAAGAGTTAACTGAGGCGGAAGAAGCCAACGTCCAGAAGCAGATAGAATATTTCGTGCCAAGAGAGGCTGAGTAATGGCTATTGTCATACCGGCTTACGCTTGGCAAATGGCCGTGCTGGAAGCTATGGAAGATCCTGATGTGGATCAGGTGGCAGCCGTAGGCTCGCGAGGCCCTGGTAAATCTTGGATTGCTGGACGAATAGGCATCATTAGGGCCTTACAGGCGCCGCAGTCCAACAATATTATATTTCGGCGGACATCCTCGGACGTTGAGAAGCAGTATGTGCAGCCTATCAGTCAGGCGCTTGCTAACTTCCACGGTCAGCGGATACCGTTCAACTACAACCAGACGCACAAAGTATTTCGGATCAGTTGCCCGAGAGGTGGCGAGAGCAGGCTGTTTCTGGCCTTCGCGGAGTACGAGAAACATGCCGAAAAGCATATGTCACTCGAATACTTCACGGCGATCTTTGATGAGATCACGCACTTCGAGGAGATCATACCGCAACTTATCGGCGGATCGGTACGCGGATACTCGAACTGCAAGAAGTTCTATTTCGGCAACCCAGGCGGCATAGGGCACGGATGGGTGAGACGCAGGTTCGTAAAGCCCGAGACGCGGGACAAGAAAACTGTTGTCCTTCAGCCGAAGTTAACCGATAATTTTTACCTGACGAACGAAGATCCCGAGTACGCCGAGCGCATCACGCGCGGATTGCCGGAATGGAAGAAGCGGCAATGGCTGGATGGGGATTGGGACAGTGGCGAAAGTTCCTACTTCGCGATACCGGCGGGATGTGTTCGGCTTGTTAATCCCCCGCAGTGGGCTAGATGGTACGCAGGTGTTGACTGGGGGTACAACCCGTCGGCTTTTGGTACAGTATGGTTGGCTTGCTGGCAAGATATGTCTACGGGCCATCACAGATGCCATGTTTTTGCTGACCTCAAGAGACATAGGCTACTTGATCCAGATCAGGCGCGGGCTGCATTGGAAACCGAAGAGAGAATTCCAGGTCATATCGCTATGCGATTTGCCGACCCGTCAACAGGAAAGCTTATCACTGGCGAGAATGATGAGCAGACGCGGACAACGCGTAAGACGTGGGCGCGGACTTCGCTTAAGCCTAACGGACCGACGTTTGTGACAGTTCCGGCCAAACGTCGGGGCAGAGTGCCAGGATGGATGCTCTTGCGGGAGTTCCTGGCACCTCTTCCCGGTTACGGAGAAGAAGAATACCCGCATGGCGTTTTAACGATCTCGCCAAACTGCGCGGCACTTCTGGCGGAGATGACCGACGCGGCTTATAAGACTACCGGCAGTAATATCACCGGAGACGATATCGATGATGGCTGCGAGGACCACTGCCTGATACCAGGAACATCAGTAACGGTTCGCGGAGGCGACAAGCCGATTGAAGATGTGCAGGTAGGAGACGAAGTTTTAACTCGGCAAGGTTGGCGTCCTGTGTTGCGATCGTGGCAAACAAGCCCTATGGAGCGTGTCTATACTGTGAAGTTCTCGGATGGAAGCAGTATCACTGGAACAGGCGGCCATCCTGTTTTCCATGCCGACAAAGGTTTCGTTAGACTGGACGCGTTGAGGTGCAATGATAGCATCATATCGTTATCAATAAGTACGCGAAAAACAAAACTTGCTCGCGTTTATGTGGTCGGAGTTTACGAAGCCGGTAGTTCCCCAGTGTATAACTTGACCGTTGGCGGAGAGCCTGAGTTTTTCGCCAACGGCATACTGGTTCACAACTGCCTTGACTGTTTGCGATACGTCATCACGATGGTCTATAACTTCAGTTTTCCTGAGTCGCAACTTGCAGCCTATGACCGACGTGACAAACCGATTAGAAAGCTGATTACAGCCTGATGCCTTACTATTTATACAAATGCCCTGAGTGCGGCGAGGAGTTCTCCGAGCAGCGCAAGATGGAAGAGCGCGATCTGGACATGTTCTGTTGGTCATGCGACGATGAAGTTAAGACTGTCCGGCAGATCACGGTTCCGTATCTGACGACTGAACCCAGGCACCTTTCGGAAGGCAATAAGCGCGGCTATGCTGAGAACGACGCAAGGCGCAAGGCTGACGATAAGAAATACAACAAACGATGGGATAAGCGAATGCCGAGCCTGACCGAATAATATGGATAACGCCGAAGTCCCAATTGAAAAGCCTAACTCATCGCTCACGAAGCGCAGTAAGTCCACGAAGCCTACTGACGATGAAACGATGGCCGCTCGCATAAAAGAAGGACAACGCTTCGTTGAGCGCGGCATGGGTGAGCGTGACCGCATAGCGTGCAAGAGGTTCCTTGACGGCTCTGAGTCAGCAGCGTTTCTGCTTTATGATGATGATAATTATGATGGTGTCGGCGTACTGCCGGAAGCCTCCGAGGTAGGAAACGTAAACTACCTGGCTATCAACATCCTCACTAAGACGGCATCTGTAGCGATTGGAGACCCGGACTTCTACGTTAATTGTGGCGAAGACTATCCCGACAGCATGGGTGTGAACCCGCAGTTCTCTAACGCAGATTTCTCAGAAGTTGTCAGGCTTTACTTGAAGGGTCTCTGGAAGCAACGGCGATGGGCGCGCACCTGCCGAAAGGCTCTCTTGAAGCGTTCGGTCAGCGGGTGCGGCATTATCGCGTATTTGTGGCATGACACGCTTGGCCCCGTGATCGAGCATGTAAGGCCGCGTGATCTTTCGATTGATCCGCACATCAAGGACTGGAATAACCCTAGATGGGCTGCGCGTAGGATCTTGCTGCCGTTCGATGACGCCCGAGAGCGTTTCGGAAACAAGATCGACCTTGCGACAACAGAGCCTTCCGACATTCTTAACTTGGACGCTCCGGGGCCGATCACGAAGAACACTGTGGAGTTGTGGCTATATTACGACAAGAACACGGAAGCGATATTGCATGGATCGACTGTTCTTGAGAAGGGGCCAAACCTTTACAAGCGTATTCCTGTGTTGTTTCTGGAAGGCGACATCGCACCTGAGAGCGAGTTTAGCCTGTCGGACTATGATCTTGCAGCGCAGATTCAAGAACAGCTAACGCGTTACCAGTCCATGCTCAATAACCAGGCTGAGAGCGGAGGCGCTATCGGGTGGTTTAACCCGATGATGCTCGATGATAGCTCGAAGGAAGCGTTCGCCAACGGTAGGCCGCAAGGATTCGTCGCACTTAAGGCTGACGCGGAAGACGCCTTCGGATTTATTCCCGGAGAGCCGTTGTCGCAAGCACTTCTTGAAGCGATCCGCATGACTTCTCAGGGCCTTGATAGCGCGACGGGCGTTTCTGAGTATGAGCGCGGAGTAATCAATCAATCCGCCAAGTTTGCTACCGAGGCCGCATTGCTTGCCAACAAGAGCGGCGCACGCGGCAACCAGGCGCAAATCGAGTATGAGCAGTTCATTGACTTGATAGCCAAGCGCGTGCTTGAGATCACGTTAATGTTTGCGCCGAGCCTCATGGGAGATGGCGCACCCGACGACATGCTTCTGTTGCAGGCGATAGGAGCCGTGCAGGATGTCGCAGTCATTGAAAGCTCGACAAGTTATAAAGATCCTAGCCAAGAGCGACAGAGCAATATGCAACTGTTGCAGGCGTTAATGCCGTTTATTCAGGCTGGAATAGTAGACCCGGCCCCTGTCATAGCGGATCTTCTCAGATCGTTTGGCAAGCGCGACGTCGGGAAATACTTGAAGCCTGCACCGATGGCACAACCGGGTCAGCCTGGGAATTCACCCCTTCCGGGTCAGCCGGGTCAGCCGGGTATGCCGCCGGGTGTCCAGAACCCCGGCGGAGCGCCTAACTCGGCGGGACAACCTGGACAAGTTATGTCTGCGCCGCCGCCTCCGCCACCTGCGGCTCCGGTGACAATTAACCCGTCGCTTGTGACGATACATCAACACAACGGTTCTGGAAAAGCTGGAGTTAAATAAATGCCCGCAGATGAAGCAGTGATAGAGGCGATGCCTCCCATACCTGAGAACGCAGTGGAAGATCCCGAGATCGATGAGCAAGTAGCTCTCGACGATATGGACGAACAAGTCCCTACCGAGATATTGGGCAAACCGGGCGAAGTTAAGGCAGATGCCGAGGCCGAAGCTGAAGTTAAACCCGAAGTTAAAGAAGAGGCCAAGCCCGATGAAACTAAGCCCGACCCTACGGTCGAGTACAAGGCGAAGGCGGAGCAGCTTGACAATATCGTCAAGGAACTCCAATCGAATCCGGCGGCAGTCGTCGCGAACCTATTGCCCCTTCTCAATCAGCAACAGTTGCAGCAGCTTGGATTGGCTCCAATCGGTCAGCCCGCGCAAGCTCCCGCTGCGGCATTAGATGAGGCGGCGTGGGCTAAGGCTGAGTCGGATCAAGGCGGTTGGACCTTAGCGGAACAGTTCGTCGCGAAGAACCGTGGCGTCATAAGCGAGATCCCGGCCTTCGCGCAGGACACTGCGAATAACTTGCAACAGCACGCCCAATATATCGGGCAGTCGCTTGCTCGATTGAATGTTGCGGAGGCAAGGCTTAACGCAATACTGGAAATTCTTGGTGAGAATATTCCTGAGCCTGACCAAAGCGCATTCACTGTTCAAGGCTTTGAAGCCTATAAGCAATCTCTCAAATCAACAGTTTCGGCGAAGAAGGCCGCTCAGGTCGAAACGCCAAAAACCCCGCGAGGCACTGGTTCTGGACGTGTGCAGAGCGATGCTGAAGTCAAGGTTCCTGACGGTGATAACCTGATAGACCTATTCAAACACGCTAAGAAGATGGCAGGCATGAGATAGCCCGCTAACTTCGGAAGGACCATACTTCGATGGCACAGAACCCGAATTTTAACGAACTGGCGACAACCACCCTTAACCTGTGGGTGTCAAAGAAGTTCGCTGACAACTTTACCGGGCAGAACCCGCTCTGGTATCTGCTCCGCAAGAACGGCAACATCGTCACCGGCGGTCTTGGTATCAAGGCTCTTGAGCCGCTGTACTACGCCGACGCCGGAGGCCCGCAACTCGCTGGCGTCCTAGATCCTTACGCCGAGGTGCTCCCGTCCGCAACGACTGGATTCACTAACGCGGAGTGGCAGTGGTGTGAGAAGTTGCTTCCTGTCTCCATATCCGAAATGATTATGGATCAGCAGGGCAGCGAGACCTCGCGCATCAACTACCTCAACACGGTAAAAGACATATCCATGAAGAAATTCATGGAAGGGCTTGCGGCTGACTTGTGGAGAGCAGAAGGCTTAATTGGAACGAACGGCCAGAGCGCGGGCTACATCGGATCTATCCGAACGTACCTAAACCGTGGCGGATCTTCTACGACCAACACCAACACCTCAATCATTCTGCCGCATCAGACCTATGCCGGTACGGACATCATTTCTGGCTCTTCGACAACTGTAGGCGGCGCGGCGATCGGTACGACCCCGCTTACTAACGTAGGTGGTATCGAGCGAAACGGCGCAAACGGCGCGTTCTGGTGTACTCCGGTCTACAACCCTGGTTCCGCAGACACGCTCTCCGTTGACCGCCTCAACTATGTTTATAATTTGGCGATCCGCGATACCGATGAGCCTGACTTGATTGTCATGGACCGACAGAATTACGGTTCGTTCATGGCGATTCAGCAGGCGTTCCAGCGGTACGAAAGCGGCGGACTTGCCGACGCGGGCTTCTCTTCAATGAAGTTCCGTGGGGCGGATGTAGTGTTCGATGACCGTTGCCCTGCACAGCAGATATTCTTCATCAACACGAATTACCTGAAGCTCCGCTGCGCTTCGATGGCTCCGAAGTTCGTGTTGAAGCCGGACCCGCACCGACCTATCGTAAACTGGCAGGCACGTTGGGTAGGCCAGATAACTTCGGGCTTCCTGGGCCGCTCAATGGCGCGCCACGCCAACATCGGCAACTAAGGACGGTCTGTTCAGATGCAGTTCAGCGACCTACAGGCGAGAGCGCAACTATTGGCGAGCTTGGAAGGTTGGAGCGATGTAAGCCCCGCTCCAACTTGGTCCACTCTCGTTAACGAGGCATGGTATCAGTTCTCGTGGGATGGCGAGTGCATCATTGGAACTCAGAACATTACTACAGTAGTCGGGCAGGCCGCTTACACTCTGACCGGGGTTTGGAAGAAAGTCATTGATGTAGTCTACGACACCGCAGGTGCCAACACAGGCATTCTGCGATCGGATGAAGACTATGAGCGATGGGCAAATCCGACATGGAGAGCGCAGGCGAACGCACCGTCATCACGGTACACGTTCGCCCCGTTCTCAACTATCACATTAATTCCGCCGCCGAGTGCTATTGTCACAGTATCGGTTAGGGGGTTGGTTCAGGGAACGGCGCTGGTTAACTCTACCGACGTTCCCCCCGTCCCTGATCCGCTGCAAGAAGCAATCTGCATTTACGCGGCCTACCTTCAAGGCAAGGTCTACATGGTTGGAGATGCGTCTACGAGAATGGAAACAATGCTCAAGGACTATCAACAATATGTAGCAGATGCCGTTAAATACGCTAACTTCGAGACGGAGGTAAGTTAAAATGGATTTCCTCCAACTCAGAAATAGAGCCGCATTCCTGGCAAAGCAAGCCGGTTGGCAAGATGCAATGCCGGGGCCTGATTGGGTGGACCTTGTTAATCGCGGACTCACAGATTTTTCGTGGGATAGCGAATTTAACCGGGAACAGGTGAATGTAACTACGGTTGCAAACCAGCCGACTTACACGATACCGACACCCTACTTTAAGAGCATCACGGACCTAGCCTATACTCCTGTCGGCCTTGTGTCAAACATCATATATCCAACGACGGAGATTGACGAGCGCAATTACGACGCGCTCTGGTACACGAGACCGGCAGGAACCACCATGCGATACATGGTAATGGCTCCGAACGTGATACAGCTTGTTCCGCCGTCCGCCACATCAGGCGATACGATGGTGGTTCGGGGCATCAGGGCCTCGCCGCTCATGGTTGCCGATACGGATGTTCCAGGCCAAGTTAGCGGAAGTTCAAGTTACACTTCGTTCCCGGACACATGGCACGAAGCGATCTCGCTGAGGGCCGCATTTCTGTACTGCGAGCAGTGGGCGCAAGACGAAGCCCTTGCGACGATACAGGAATATCGAACCCAATATCAAGGCATGGTGGAAGCCTGCCGAGATTACATAACACAAGGGCGCTCGCCCTACGTTCAACGTGTCGTATCGCGCCCGTTCAGACGGCGAGTTTACTTGAGACTTTCGGGCTACCAGCCCTAATAGGAGTTAACTTCAATGGCAGCATCGGCAGCACAACTAGCGTGTTTCGTCGCAGCGGACGCAGAAGCGCCCTTCGGCGGCGTTGCACTTAACAAGAAGAACGGCCTCACCGTTTTGCAGTTCCAGGGCCAGCAGGTCGGCGCGAAGAACTCTCAACGCGTTCGGTTTGACTTCACAATCCCTGGGCCATCCGCTTCAGGATATAGTGGAACGACGGGATTCAAGGTCAAGATACTTTGGTCATCGAACTCGAACGGCTTGACCGGCGCGGTAGTTTGGGGTGCAGCGTTCCAGCTTTCGGGTGCGACTGATCTTCCTTTGGTCGCGCAGGATAACTTCGCGGCTGACAACTCAAGCAATGAGATCCTTGCCACCACGTCGATTAACGCGACGACCGCGGGCGGCTTGAACATCACGACAATTAACGTGACAATCGCCCAGGCGCAGAACGGACAGACCACGGCTCCTGCGATCGGTGACTTCATGCGGCTTCAGATCCGCCGAGTAACCGAGAATACAGCAGACACGCTAACCGACTATGCGTTCATTCACGCGGTACAGGTCATAGACTACTAGATTGTAAGTTAGGGCCGCAAGTTAAAGCGGCCCTAACCTGGAGCAATTATGGCTATAGATATTATCACGCCTACGCATATCCTCGACGGTGTTCTGCTTCAGCAGCGCACCGACAACCAGGGGCGCACATACTACGTCAGCATATCGACGCGAGCCAGGGCAAAGACGCGGGGCCTCGACCCTCAGCCGGTGACTGCGGATATTCTTGCCGAGGTTGACCGCCTGACCGATCTATCCGAGGCCGAAGTCGATGACATGCTTGAGAAGCTAGGCATCGGAGAAGTACCCGAAGAGCGGCGTCTGAAGGAAGACCGACCTATTTTAACTCACGTTACGCTGGATGCGTTCGGCGTAATCATGCAGGCTTATCTTGCACCCGGTGCCCACGCGGAACGGTTGGGGTACGTGGCTCGCAGAGTTAAATCCAACGTGATAGAGCTATCGATACCTGCGCCAAGAGGCGGACACGATCGGTTCCTGATTACGTTGCCGGACACATTCCCTGTAGATGCGGAGCCCAGGGAATAAATGCCCAGTGTGACAGTTAGCGCATTTCCTGCAACCGGGACTGTCAGCGTAGTGAATACGTGGACCGGCGCGATTGGCGTTAACTTTCCAATACCGGCTAACACTTATACTTCAGGGACTTGGAATATAAGCTGGACTATTGCTAATTTATATCCCTTTCCCTTTTTTTCGCCGCTTCCTGCTCCATATTTATCGCAATCGTTGCCAGGAAGTTCATCTTTTTTGCAAGGGGGGCAGAGCGAGACTAATGGTACATTTGTCAGATCATACACGATAGGGCCTGCTCTTCTAGCGGCTATAAACTCAGGTGAGACCAACTATCAATACAATAGTGAGCTACCACTTTCATTCGATCCTAAAACCTGGCAGGACACCTACAACTATATGAATTTCGTGCTTAACTACACAAGCACGGCAGGCATGGCAGTTATTGGCGGACCGGAAGGGACTGGCCCCGGAGGTAGTAACCCAAATGGAAACTATCCTTACGTAGAACATAGCGTTCATAATGACCACGAGTACCATTTCTTGAGCGTGGTTTACATAGGCGGATATGATGGGACCGGCGTAGATTTAACTCCGTATCTTGGGAACGTGGACATTCGGTATGCGAGCGCGAAGAGCCGAGACGACAATCTTGCTGTGATCGTAGGGCGCACGTTGCACCTCTACAACAACGGGACAGAATTGACGCCGGGAGCAGCATGTCTCGGCGCGGATATAATGGTGATGGGAGTTTAACATGGACAGCGGTAATCTGAGAGTTTCACATACTGCGGAGCCTCCTACCCAGTTCAGGGTAGTGACACCTACCGACGGTTTGAGCCTCGCGCTCACCGGCACCGCGATCTATCCGCGTGGCTTATGGATCGGCGTCACTGGCAACCTGTCCATAATTGGAATGGATGATACCGCCGCGGTCACGATTTCTAATGTGCCAGTCGGCTATTGGTCAGGCCGCGTTAAAAGCGTCCAAGCGGCCACCACTGCAACCAACATCGTAGCGGTCTACTAAACTTATGGCTCTTAACCTCAATAAGGTAGGCAATTAACGCATGGCAATATTCGTATCCACTCCTGGCTACTTAACGGTAAACACGTCGGGTAACAATATATCTGTCTCCGACCTCGGTACGGGCACGCTGTGGGTTCAGGGCGTCACCGTGTGGACGGCAGGCCCAGGAGCGGGCGCGGTCACGGCGAGCAACATCACCGCCAACGGCGCGGCCACGCTGACGGTCACGACACCTGCTTCCGGCGACTCGATGTGGATTCTTGCGACGACAGGAGCACAGACTGTCTACACGCAGATCATGCTATTTGCCTCGGCTCCTCAAGTGGTTTCTCCATCGTTTGCGGGTGCATCCGGTACTGCGATAACAACTCTTAGCCCACAAGCAGGCGCGGCGTGGGTAGGTTCTCCCGCGGCTGGATACAACGGTACGTTAGCAACCAACGGGAACGGGCAAGCATACAAGAACGCTAACGGAACAAACGGCGCGCAGATCCTCTCCTCCAACACGGTGCCAGGTGGCGCGTGTAAAGCGTCGATGCTGGTTTACATGCCGTCAAACGTGGCTGGCGAGTTTGCGGCCATATCGATGGCTGACGCCTCTGGAAATCAATACGTGTTCGGCATGTCCGGTGCGGGAGGCGGATGGTACTTCCAATACAGATCATCCACCAACACAGCCAATACTATTTCGGCAACGGCACCCCCGTCGTATACCGCTGGCACCTTATTTTTGCTGACGTTGACGTATACGGGTTCCGGGTCTCACACGTTTACCGCAACTATCGCGACTACGAATACAATTTCCACCTCGTTCTCTGGCACTTCTGACACGCACTATACGCCTCAGTCCGTTGGCATTTTCTCAACAGGCGGCACGCCTACCACGTCGACAGGGCAACAGTTCGTAGAGTTGGCCGCACTTTATACGGGCCTCACTGTGGCCGCACAGGCGACTACAGTACCCGATTACGCGGGTACATCGGCACTGCTGGTCACCACTGCTGCTACAGGCGGATTTGGCCCCTACAACTATCAGTTCAGGCGTGCGCTTGCCCCTGGCGGGGTGATAGGGACGTATGCCAATGTCGGGCCTAACTCCACATCTTTAACTTACCTCGACACGGGCGTTGCTGCGAGTACTGAGTATTCCTATGAGGTGGTCGCAACAGATTCTAGCAGCAACCAAGGCACCGGCGCGAACGTCCTCCTTACCACGACTACGGGCAACCCAACAGGCGAGGTTCAATACCTTGTGTCGTCCAACGGGAATATCATCGACTCCGATAATCAAGCGGGGTTTCCTGCCACCAATATCGCAGACGACAACCTCTCTACTTATTGGGCCGCAAGCATAACAGGCGGCGGCGGTACGGCTCAGAATAACAAATGGGTCGGCTACCTGTTCGATCAGCCTGTAGTGCCTACGAGGTATAGGTTCGGATGGCAAAACCTGACAGGTATTGTTTACGATATTGGCCTATGGTTGGGGGATGCCCAATTCCAGGGTGCGACTACGGGCGCGACGGGTTCGTTTCCTTCGCCTACAGCCTTTGATACGTTGCCGATCTGTTATGGAACAGGCGCGACCCAGTATTACTATCCCGGCATCCTATGGGAACGCGTACCGACATCCCCAACGGCTAACGCAGCGTGGCGTATCATCCAGCCGACAAACCCCACTCCGAGTGGCGGCCTGTTGCCCACGCTCAATGAACTTGAGATATTCGGCGCGCCGACTCCAGGTGTCAACTGCCGCCCTGTCATGCCCGTAATCAGTCCTACAGGTGGATTCTATCCGTCCGGTACGACCGTCACAATCACGAGCCTAACCACAACTGCGGCAATCTACTACACGACAGACGGGACAACTCCAGACAACACTAAGACGCTCTATGCGGGTCCGTTCACCGTCACGCCTACGGGCTCAACTCCTCTAATTGTCAAAGCCGTCGCGTACGATACGACCTGTCAGACAAACTATTCCTGTACGACCGACAAGTTCTACACTGCACAGTTTTTGGCACAGCCTTATCTCCCATCCGGCGTCTGGTACGACATCAACCGAGGTATCAAGATAGACGCGGCGGCAGGTGGTTGGTTCGACGACACGACGCGCACAGGGAAATTGATTTGGCTCGGTACCCCTTACAACACCGCTTACGACACCAACGCGATCGGAGGCACGGGCAACAATTACGGAATGGTGATGTATTCGAGCGTTGACGCCTACAACTGGAAATATGAAACAGAATTGCTTGTAGACATGGGCGCAGATCTCGGCGCAACGTGTACGCAGATACAGCGGCCTCATATGCTCTACAATGCGGCTAATAGCAACTACGTGATTTGGGGGCATGGGCTTGGTGGATCTAGTTCAAGCCAATGTTCTGTAGCTTCCACATCAGGTTCTAATCCGTTCTCGGGATGGTCATGGGTCAACATGAACTTGACTTTGCCGAGTGGGCCGACTGCCTACAACGATTGCACCCTATCCATAGACCCAAATACTGGGAACGGTTATACCCTTTTCACTGCCAACGGTTTCTTAACATGGTTGTGTCAACTCAACGCAGGGTTCACAGGATTTTCAGGCACTGTTACCAATCTAAGCGCAACTGCCACAGGTGCATCTATGAACGGTGAAGGCCAACGAGGACCTTATTGGAATGCTGCATTATCTCAATTTATAATCCAACAAAGCAACGTAATCGGGTATGGTCCAGTGAACGGTTGGAGCCTTGGAGTTACGGCGACAAGCGGGACATTTACCCTTACGTACGGCGGCCAGACTACTTCAGGTCTTGCCTACAATTCAACCCCTGGACAAGTCCAGACGGCGCTTCAGGGCCTTTCCTCGATTGGCGCAGGAAACTGTCTTGTGACGGGAAGCACGCTCGCCGCAGGGGTATACACTATGGTGCTCCAGGGAGCACTGCTTGGCCCCATAACAGGTTCGGGCGCGGGTTTGAACGGGGGGGCTGTCTTCTCAGTCACTGCAATCATCCAGGATAATCAGTCATTTACTTCCAGCTCTGTGACTGGCCCGTATGCCTACGCTGGAAAGCTATTTGCAGGCACCCCGACCGGAACGGTCTATAACGCACAGGGCACGAGAATCTACCAAATCCCAGCAGTTGGGGACGTGTGGATTGCAGACCGCTGGTATTTTCAAGGTCCATTCCTCAACAACACTAACAGCGTAGTCGGTGCGTTGGCCTATTCGGGGGACAACCCGCAGGTACAGGTGTCTCGGGGATACATGCAGTACAGCTTAGATTACACGATCCCGGCTGCAACTCTGACAGGCTCCTCGAGCGGGACCGTAGGCAATCCAATCACATACACGATCGGGATTCCGTCCTCTGCGTCAACATCGATTGCCAGATACACTGGTATGGCGTATCCGGTCTCATCGGTAGGCGGAGACACTTTATCTGCAAGCAGTATCCCGATTGTGGGCGCTTCGTCGTACACTTTCACTTTAACGCCGTCAACAACCGGAAATCGAACTGTGTCTGTCAGCTTCGTATTTCCGATCACGTCTCCAACGCCAATCACGCTCAACGCTACGACGGGTGGTGGAGGCGGCGCACTTGCGGACGGCAATAGGAACCTGGACATCGGGATAGGCATAGGCATCTAATGTCACTTGGTGTACTGGCCTACTCATTCATAGCGGACCCGGCGAGCCAGGAACGGACGCTTGCAAACCCTATCGCCGGAGAGCCTTGTACCTTCGACGTCGCGTTCGGTCCAGGCGCGTCAGCGGTATATTCGACGGCTTTAACTTGCAGCGGCGCGACTATAGACGCGACATCGGATGAGAACACGACGCACACCAACGGACTGACTGGCTACGTAGCTGTCGGGATGGGCTGGAAGCCAGACAATGTTCCGTTCTGGCTGGGGCCCGGACAAGCGGTGCAAGCGTTCTGGCACATCACATTTCCATCGGCTGGAAGTTATTCGCTCGTACTCGCCAACGTAGGCACTACTGTAGTAACGGTGAACGCGGCCCCGTCAGGCCCGACGCCTCCGGTCTATTGGGTGATCGATTTCAACCCATTAAACAGAAAGCCTTCGGTGATCCTTGGTCTTAGTTATAACGGGACGTATCCTAGTGGCGGCCTTGATCTTGCATCAGCTCAGATCGGACTGCAAGGAGTCCAGTACGCCGGGATAAACGACACGGCAAGTTATAGATTTTCTTGGACTGCGAACAAGCTCCACGTTTTTAACTCAAGTGGCGAAGTTAGCGGAAGTATTAACTTCACGACTGCTGGCCTGTTCATAGGGAGTAGCTAAGTGCCACTCGAAGCCATACCTTTCGGCGGACTGAACACGTTGCTTGCACCCGAGCAGGTTCCGCTTAATCAAGCGATCGTAGCACAGGACTGCGTGATCGATGATGAAGCGATACGACCGCGCAACGGCGACCGCGCAACGACTACGAGTACCTTCGGCTCCGGCCAGATACAGGGCTTGTGGCGTTTCAGGCCGCTGGCAACGACGGCGCGTGACATCGCGGTGCAGGGCGGTACTGTCTACAAGGTTACAGACCCGTCAACCGAGGTTGCAAAGGATGCGACTGCTACCAGTATCAGCGCAGCGTTCGGAGCTACGGATAATATCAGCGCGGCACAGCTTGGCCGCTATTTATACTTAGCCTCGGACAACGCAACGCCTACCTGGAAGCGTCTTAACTCAAGTTATGGCATCGAGAGCATCACCACATTATCGGCCGGAACTATCCCGACAGGAACCACGTTCACGCCTGCGGCTTACACGCTATTCGACACGCTCTCTTCCCCGACGCTGAGCGGCTCAGCTACCTGTGCGCTTTCAGGTGTTGGGTCTCCTAACGTGTGGTACAACATCGCAGGGCCGATCGGCGCAATAGCTACATGGAGTTTCGGCACAACCTATAATTGGACATCGACGAACTGGCTTTTCGTCGCTTGCTCACCGGAAACGCTCTCCGGCGGCGGCGGCTCATTCGCCATCGAGATTGCTGACGTGGGCGGTAACTGGACAACGCTTGACACGATCTCCGACAACCCAGGAACCAACGGTTCACCTTGGGGCGTCTGGTGCTCGCTGTTACCTGTAGCGTCCGCGACGATTGCCGCCATAACTCAGATAAGGTTTAGACAAGTTGGCCCTACATCAGATCCGTTTTCGGTATCCGGGTTCATGCCGCTCGCTACGCCGCCTGCTGTGGGTGAGGTGGATTATTACGTCAACTACGAGAACTCTTCGACCGGGCAGCAGGGAGACCTATCGCCTTCGTTCCCCGTATTCTACACGGCTGCAAATGTCTACGCGCCGACTTACTATGCGCTTCAGTGGAATTACAACAACCTACAGGTAGTAGGTACGCAGAGTACTAACCCGGAGAACTTCAGCAGGTCGGGCCTTTGGAACACGGCAGCGGGAAAGTCATCGCCGCAAAACTCCGACTTCTCGGAACTTGCTACGTTCACATTTGCGATACCGACCGCGAACCAATATCCGCTCGCTGACACGTTTAACTTGTGGCAGAATACCCCTAATGGCGTGCGCCTTGTGAAGTCTGTAACTTACTCTACCGGCGCAACTACCATCACTGTAACCGACGATCAAGGTCAGAATACCCTGGCTAACTTGAGCTTCTTGCAGGCAACAGGTACGCCGCCTGCTTGTGTTGCTATGGCCGCGTGCAACGGCAGGCTTGTTTGTGGAGGCGATCCTAATGCCCCTAATCAACTCACGATTAGCAGCTATCTGGCATTTGGGGCCACAACGGACCCCTTTCCGTTCTTTCCAGCCATCGCTCTACAGCCATCCGACGGTTGGTATTTTGATATATCCGAAACGAACTCTGAACAAATACTCGCGCTGCAAACTGGCGACCATGCCTTGTACATTGGAACCAATGAGGCCGTGTACTTCATGCCTAATCTCGACCCTGACAGCGATCCATACCTTATCTACCAGAAGGGAGTTATGTCGCGCCGGTCTATGTGTTGGGCGGAAAGTTCGATCATATGGGCGAGCAACGACGGCATATACATATCCAAAGCGCGTGCTCAACCGACCGAGTTAACGCAGTCAATCCGCTCAACTTACAGGTCATGGTTCGCGCCGGATACTACGATAGTTCTCGGTTATCAGGACAGGAAACTGTATGCAACGCGTGGAACCTACCAACTACGGTATGACTTCGTGACTGAAACCTGGACAACGCATATTCTTAACGTGGGATTCCTGCATTCTGAGAGCTACCGCGATCCTACCGGGCTGTACTATCAGCTACGGTATTTCGGATCGGATGGACTTATTCACAGGTGGCAACCTGGGGTGAGTTTCACGGACACGAACCGAGCCACATCGGACAACGGGACCGCGATACCAGGCTGGAACTACTCGACAGGCTTCACGTTAAAGCCGATGTTCACAATGCAGACAGGCTACGCCGATGTTAAGACTCATGTCCGTTCTGTTTATCTGGATACTGATTCCTCTGGCGTTGTGGCTTCTGCTTATAAAGACAACACAACTTCTTTTGGTTCGACTGTGACATTCGGGAACTCTGGAGAGCACGAGCTACCTTTCTCCGCTTCTGTGGTAGGATATAAGTGGCGATTGGTTCTCGCAGGCGGCAATACTAACTCAGTACGGCGTGCCATGTGGGGCCGCGTTAAAGTTGATTCGGACGGAGGCTAAATGCCTAAGTGGTTGCAAACAACCGGCGACCCGCTGCATGATAAAGAGCTTGATGACATCAACAAGCGTCTATCGGTATTGGAAAAAGCGACTCAGGCGACCTCTGCTGGAACAACGACTGCGGCCCAGGCGTCAACCTCAACGCAGACCTTTGTCGCTGGCGTCAGCTCTCTTAACGTAGGAGGGGCTGCCGAGACTGGCGACTTAACCATAGCTCCGGCGGGGATGCTAGTAGGCACTCAATCGGGCGCCACTCCAACAACTTTAACTTTGACAGTTCCGTTATCAACGGCCACGCCAGGAGCTATTGCGGCTACCGGGGCGCATGGGTCTTCAATAATTCCATCTCGTGACGATCATACACACGCAGGTGTGTCATCTTTTAATGGTTCAACTGGGGCAATCACCGGAGTAAACACCATCAACGGACTGAGCGGTACACCTACCATAATCAGCGCAGGAGGCTGTACAGTCACGGTACTCGGATCAGATATCAAGATCTCAGTACCGTAAAGGATGGGAATTTGACCGAGATGCCAAACACACCACAACCGATAGGACAGGTCGAGTTTATGAACTCAGACTCCCTTCAGGAGATGCGAGCTGATATGCGGGAAATCAAGGAAGAGTCCCGAAAGATGTCAACAAATATCGCTACTATAATGGAGCGCCTACTGTCCATGAAGGATAGAGAGGCCGAATACACGGCAAAGTTGTTGCACGTTGAAACAAGCGTGAACGACGTTACGACGCGTGTCACCAAGTTAGAGACCGAGGCCGCTTCCGCGAAACAGTCTCGCAACCTCACGCTTGCATCATTGGCATCATTATCCGTCTTCATCGCATGGATTTTGAGTCATATGAGTTGGAAAAACTAAGGAGGATTTGAAATGGCTGCATTCTTTAACTTCAGTGATCTACTTGGCCCGCTACTCACCGATCTGCTTGGTCCGGCAGAGAACTGGCTATTTAACCGCGCTCTCAAGATTCCGGCTGCAAAGGCTCCGTCGGTTGACGCCGCGCTTCAGGTTCCGGCTGGCACGTCACAGGCCCTTCTTGACGCTACCGGCGCAGCTGGATTAAGTATCCTCACGGCGGCATTACTGCACGTCACAGGCGCAACAACTACAAACACCGCTCCGGCCTCGGCGGTTATTAACGCACCACCTCCTGTTTCGTCACAGGCTACTTCAATCGAGAATGTGGCAACGCCTTCGAGCGATACGCCGGGGTCAGCCAACCCAAACTTGTAGACCGCTTCGAATCTATGGTCGAAGCGGAGTATGAGAATATCCTGCACAGGTTCAGGAATCGCATGGCGCGGAGGGTTTAGTGATGGTTGAGGTAGACCTAGATACGCTACAGACGGTATTCGACAGGCTGGAAGGGCGTGTCGAATATTCGATGGGCGCGAAGGCCCCGACGTTAGACTGCGACACGTCAGAAATTCACGAACTGGACTGCTCAGGGTTCGTGCGGTACATCCTGGCGAAGTCAACGTCACAAGGGCTTATCACCCCTGACGGGTCTGTAGGAATCCATGCGTGGGCCGCTGCGAACCTCCAACAATGCCCTTATGCGGACGTTGCCGAAGGAACGGGCCTCTACATTGCGTTTATAGCCCCGTCCGGCGGTGTGCCCGGTCATGTATGGCTATGTCGCCAAGGTTCCACGCGGGAATGTTGCGGAAGCGAAGGGGTTTGTTCAAGACCGTGGGACGATCCGATATTGATGAACGTATGCGCCTGCTACGTGCTGCCATCGTACAAGGCTGAGTAAAACTGTGGCCCCAGGAAGAGCCATTCCTGGGGCCTAGTACGAGGTGGCTTTCTTATCGACTTTAATCGCCTCCTGGCTCTGTACTATTGTATAGACAAGTCAGGAGGCGATTAAGTTCCGATTACTTCAGTATGAAGTGTTTGATGCACCAGCAAGTTAGCACAATGATGGTAGGCCACCACAAGAACGATACGCACCCAATGCAACCGGTGGCCGCTAAAGTTGCATTCGTATCATAATCGGATTGGTTCATTATTCTATCTCCTCACAATCAAGAACGCGATGTTGATTTCCGGACTGCTCCATATGGGCCAGCACCTTAACTCGCCTGATGTGCCAGTCTATCGCGTACTCCGTTTCTTCAGGAGTTCCCCGCAAGTTAAGGAGTACGGGCTGACTGCTTACCTCTCTGTGCAGACTGCTTACCTCTCTGTCACGCAACTGTTGCAGGTTATACTCCAAGTTCTCCCTGCGCCGATCACGTTCGATCTGCCTGCGGATCTCCAGCATCTTGATGAAATTGCGGCGCATAGTCTCCGCCACCAAGAAACTGAATATGCAAGCGAGCAACCAATCAAGCCATGTCATTATTTATCCTCCGCTCCTTCTCAATAGGTAATCGCAACGCTCATCTCATCCTCCAAAGAACGCCCTCAAGTGGTCGGGCTGTTGTGTCTCAATATCTAACTTAGGTTCTAACTTGGCGACCGATTTGACCGCCTGGTTCAACTTGGTTATTTGTTCGCGGCTCTGTTTTGCGTCCGCCTCCATTTCTGCCTTACGCGCTCTGTGTTCCGCCGCTGGATCTTGCAGCGCGACTCTCGGTTTAAGTGTGGCGTCCGGTGTGCTCATACAATTTTCGACACGGCCTCTTAGCGATGGTTCGAGCCTTGCGGCTATAGTTTCCATTGCCGATCGATACCTGAGCATCCAAAAACTACCATGCGCGAATACAGTCGTGATGTGGATGGTCATGAACTTATCCGTGTTCGGCCATCCCTCCGTAGCGATTGAAGGTTCATCGCCTGCTACTGGAACCCCGATATAACCTGTCGGGATTCCAGTAGCCTGCCACACCAATGCCAGCGCGTCATACTCTGATAGCCAAGCTCCTTCCTCTAACTTCAGATTCGCCGCTCTGATCGCAGCCCGAACTATCAGGAACGAGATTGGTGGCATTATGTTTCCTCGGAGGATGGGCCGCGCGGTACTCCTCCTCGCGTCTTATGCGTTCTTCCTCGGCAAGTTGCGCCTTGCGTTTTAACTCGACACGTGCCCGGCGTACCACATCAAGAACTTCGTCCGCACTTGCGGCCTCAGCCTCACGCTTCGCCCACATCTGAGCAACACTTTCCCTGCTCGGGATCTCGGAGGCCGGAAGCAGCATGTCCTGTACACGTCCGGCCCTTTCGTATTCGCCCTGGCAAACCTTCTCGGCCCATTTCCAGTATCCGAGTTCATGTATCTGGCCGGATTTTAACCCGGCCTCGGCACGATGCCTAACTTCGGTAGCTATTTGAGCGCCGTACTGAAGTTCCATAGATTTCCAAAAGTTCACGGCGTACTCATTCATAGTTTCAACCTCCTCTCTATTCGTCGGCAAATGGGTCAAGTTCTTCCGCAGGCTCACCTGCCGGTTTCGGATCTTTAACTTCAGCAACAGGATGGATCAGGCTTTCCGTGTCGCCTATCAGCAGGCTCTCGTAACGTGCGCCGTAGATCGATATTACTGCCGCATGATCCTCAATTTTCATGCAATCGCCACGTTCGAGCAGTGGATACCAAAGTATCAGGGCTTCCTCGATCGTTTTCACGAAGTTAGACTTCGGCTGGAATATCGGCTTCTTGCCCTCGGGGTGGCTGAAGTACTTCTTATCGGCCTCCGGTTCAGGAATGCCGAATATTTGAGCAACGGTTGCCGCGTCGAAGCTAATTGGAGCTTTACCTGCCGCCGATCGCTGCCCATTTAGTTCCTTGATACGTGCCACGTAGAGCGATAGCAGCCTTTCGAGCTGTTGTTCGTACTCTCCGCTCTCTTCTTCGCCCTGTGAAACATCCTTAACTTCCACGTTGACAGGCTTCCAGGCCTGATCCATTTCATCGTTGGTGTAGATACCTGACAGTTCTTCGGGGAATGCGGCCCTCAGCGCAAGTGCTTCCGCGACCTTACCAAGCATCAGCGACGGCATTGTTGCCCACTGGCCTGTTAATTGGCCTTCCGCGTTTGTTTGCGCGTATTCATTCCAGTGCGCTACGCGGTATAACGGCTGGAAGAAACCTTGCCGCATAACGCCTACGCGGGCCGCACGCGGCGGTTCTTTGCGTAGCCATACTTCCACCCACTTACCGTCTGGACCGCACCACGCAGGGCCATCCTGCCCTTGGTACTGGTTAGATCGTTGAGCGATGAGCCTGAACCCGTCTATGCTGGTTTGGATTGTCAGGGTTTTCTTTTTCGCAGCCTTGTTCCAGCGCATAATTCCGTAGATCTGCTTTGCGAACGGATCAAGCTGCCGCCGCTCACAAACGGCCATGAAGAGCTTTAACTCATCGTCGGAAGCTCCCTGGCAGAACTGAGTTTTAATCAGGTCTACCTGTGTCGGCGTGAAAGTGATATGCGCCGACTGCTCTTTAACTTGTACTAAATCTTCGGTCATTGAATCTCCTTGGTATGGCGTCCGAAGTGGATCCATGTACAGTACTCACACTCGTATACTTGATATTCGAGTCCTGGGCCGAGAGGTTCCAGAAGCCCCTCGGCCTGCAAGCTCCGTATCACTGACTCGGCAGTTGCGCGTGTGCCAAACCGCCGTTTATTTCCGCACATTCTTAACTTGCGTTGATTATCTTTCTCCATCGCTGTCTTCGGGGTGTACATCCGTTAACTCCTCGATTGTGAAAACTACCTCAAACCGTTTTCCTGCCGCATCACCCCTATGCAGCCGAACTGTGATTTCAGGTATTTGTTTGTAAGTGTCGTTGCTCAGAACTCTTGCTGAAACAAGGGCATCGATTGCCACCTTGACCGATCTTAACGCGCCGTCCGTGTCAAGCGGCGCATACTCATTGCGATTGCTCCTCAGCCTATCGCGCCCATAGTAGTAATCAACCGTCAATTTGATAGTTATGAAGGCTGGACACCCTTTTAACTTGGAATGCCATTCCCACAGGTATGCGGCTCGCGCCTCCCCGATTAAGATCTGTTGAAACTTGTTTCGGGAAGGCGCGTTGCCACCTAACGCACGCGGTGGCAGTGGGCCGGTCACGCGGATCATAATGCCGCCATCCGTGCTAATAGGCTGATGCCAGATTCAGCGATTTTGGCGGCGTACTCGGCGGCGGACTCGGCGGCGCACTTGGCGGCGCACTTGGCGGACTCGGCGGCGTACTTGGCGGCGGACTCGGCGGCGTAGGCGGCGGCGTAGGCGGCGGACTCGGCGGCGTAGGCGGCGGACTCGGCGGCGGACTTGGCGCACTCGGCGGCGGACTTGGCGCACTCGGCGGCGGACTCGGCGTACTCGGCGGCGGACTCTACCAGCTTGCTCGCCACCGACCAAGTTTCCGAGTTTACTATTTCGTCTAAACTTTCAATCTTAACTGAAAGCTCCACGTTGCCAACCGCTCGCAACGCTATAGGTAAACAAGTTCGTATCGCCCAATCAGCGCACATCCAAGCGCGAATTTTTTCTTTTTCGAGAGATCCATCAGCGGCAATTAATGGATCGACTAACGCTAACAGTTGCGGTCCGTGCGTTAAGGCATACTCGTCGTTCAAAAAGATGCCCATGCTCCGCAATACTGCGCTTTCGACGCAGGCCGGCTTGTCGGTTTTGTACTCAATGCCGCATCTCCACGCGCACGTTTCTAGTAAGCAGCAGTCGCCAGGATCATCGCCAAATACACCACATCCGTGCGACGACAGCTTTAACGTGAATCCTTCAGGTATCGCTCTCATCTGGTATTCATCTCCTTCAGAGTGATAGCATTTTGTCGTAGAGTGCGATAGCAGAATCCGCGATCTCCTTACGAACAGCGATGGCGGCAAGGGCGGCGTAGGCGGCGGACTCGGCGTACTTGGCGGCGTAGGCGGCGGACTCGGCGGCGCACCCGGCGTACTTGGCGGCGTACTTGGCGTAGGCGGCGGGGTACTCGGCGCACCCGGCGGCGGACTCGGCGGCGTAGGCGGCGGACTCGGCGGGGTACTTGGCGTACTCGGCGGCGGACTCTACCAGCTTGCTCGCCACCGACCAAGTTTCCGAGTTTACTATTTCGTCTAAACTTTCAATCTTAACTGAAAGCTCCACGTTGCCAACCGCTCGCAACGCTATAGGT